TCCTCTTTATCCCCCCAAGACTCCTAGAAGGGACGAGAGCAGCCCTACAGGACCTGAATACCACCCGGAAGGGTTTGCATTACCAAGACTTGAAACGGCACGCCCAGCGCGTGTGCTGGGGTCTTACGGAGAAGAAGCCGCGGCATGGGCGGAAGCGAATATGGGTCTTACTTTGTATGGGTGGCAGCGTTATGCGCTAGATCGTGCTTTGGAATACGGGGAAGATGGTCACCTTATCTGGCCATTAGTGATTATTACGGTAGGGAGACAGAGCGGCAAGTCAGTTCTAAGCCGGGCAGTGTGCATGTGGCGTCTACATCATGCCGAACACTTTGGAGAGCCTCAAACGATTCTCCATGTAGCCAATAAACGTAATACCGCCATGGAAGTAATGAGGCCGGCCGGTCTTTGGGCAGTAAATCAATATGGGAAAAAAGCCGTTAAATGGGGCAACACAGAAGCGGGCATAGAAACGCCGGACGGCAACCGATGGCTTATCCATGCCGCGAACGACAACGCAGGCGTGGGTTACTCAGTGAGCATGGCTTTTCTTGATGAATCTTGGCGCATTAGCAAAAGCACGTACATGGACGCTATCGCACCAACCATGGCGGCAAAGATCAGTCCTCAAGCATGGCTAGTGTCTACAGCGGGAGATTCCGCAAGTGACCTTATGCAAACCTATAGACAAGCGGCAATAGATGCCATGGGATCAGACGACCCGGAAGCAGCAGAAATTCTTATTCTCGAATGGTCTGCCCCAATGGACGCAGACCCGGAAGAACCGGAAACTTGGAAATGGGGAAGCCCGGAATGGTCAGATAAAAGAGAAAACTTCCTTAGACAACAATGGGCAAACGTAGAAATTTCGGCGTTTAAGCGTCAGTACCTAAATATGTGGGTAGCACATGCAGACCATTGGCTTAAAGACTCATGGTGGGCAGAAACCACAAGCACCGATCCACTTCCGGCGCAAGGCATTTGGAGTGTCGCTATCGAATCAGATTTTGACGGCATGGGACACGCGGTAGCAATTGCCGCGCCAGACGATCAAGGAAACATCATTATAAGAGTGACAACTCATAGAACCATGAGGGAAGTAGACGCACAATTAGCCAAAATTAGGCGCGAACATCCAAGCCTATATATTTTAGTTACTCCCGGCTATGTCGACAGGCTAAAAGAAAAATTTGATGGCTTAGTCGGTCAACGCGAAGCAGCAGCAGGCACCCAAAACCTTCTAGACCTTTTTGACCGGCGAGCAATCAAGCACGATGGTAGCCAAACCCTTCTTGAACATTTTGGGTCGTCAACAATTTCTAGGCGTCAACAAGGATGGGTCCTTTCAGCGCCCATGGGAAGAAATGGCGTATACGCAGCAAGAGCCGTCATGTTCGCGGCCGCTCAAGCCTCAAAAACCCCACGCCCATTGGCCATGGTCAGAAGCAGAAGACGCGCATAAAACCCGCATAGCATACTTTGTAAAAAATCTCGAGATTTTGCATTAGAATTTTTACGTGGCGTTTCCCCGTTCACTCCGGATATTGCGGGACCAGCATGATATCGCTGAATCCCTGACTCAAGCGACCTCAGAGCCGGTCCCGCATGTCCGCGAATCTTACGCAAACCCTTCGCTTCTCACCATGCTGGCACAAAGCAGAGGTACAGGAGTAAGCAAAGCCGTAGCCTTGCAAGTCCCATCATTTGCCAGAGCGTTGCAAGTATTTACGCACACCATTTCAGCATTTGAACTCAAAGAATACGTGGGAGAAGATCAGGTAGTGGCGCGGGCGTTTCTCACGCAGCCATCCTCAGTAACCACATATTCAGCAATTATGACACGCACTGTGTCAGACCTGCTCTTGTACGATGTGGCCTATTGGTACATTTCCGCACGCTCATGGGACGGCTTCCCCAGCGAGATTACTTACATGCCATATGACCAAATTAGTTTCATCCCCTTTTCACCATATGCCGAACCCGTACCTAGTGACGGAGAAGTCCTATGGAACGGAAACCCCGTATCTTCCCGCAATATTATTCGTTTTGATGGCGACGGAAACGGCGGATGGTTAACTTACGGATCTAGTGCAATTAGCACCGCGGCAGCACTTGAGGCAGCATCATTCCAATACGCGACAAGTCCGCTCCCACAAATCGCTCTAAAAAACAGTGGAGCGGATTTACCCGAATCAGTAGTAGACGAACTTTTAGACGCTTGGGAAGAAGCCCGCCAAAACCGAGCAACCGCCTATCTAAACAGCACCATTAGTGCAGATACCTTTGGATGGAACGCTAGGGACCTTCAATTAGTCGAAGGACGCAACGCTTCCGCCACAATGATTGCCCGGCTAGCAAACCTTGACCCGGTATGGGTAGGCGCTGGCGTTTCAGGTTCTAGCCTCACATATTCAAACCGGACAGACCTTTACCGGCAACTCCTAGACTTGTCTTTGACCCCGGTAATGAAAATGATAGAAGAACGCCTAAGTATGAATGACGTAACCCCACGTGGGCACGAAGTCGAATTCGATACCGCATCTTTCCTCAAATCTAATGCAATTGAAATGGCCCAGATCGTCAATACCTTGCTTCCCTTAGGTGTTATCGACAGGTCAGAAGCCCGCAACATGATTGACTTACCCGATGTAATGAACCTGCCGAATATGGGGACATGATGAAAACCACGCAACACGACACAGAATTAGTCGTAGAAATTCGCGAAGACCAAGCCGGCGACGTTGTTGCTACGGGTTACGGGCGTGCAGTGCCATACGATCAAACCACAAAAATTGGCGGAATGTCCGAATCATTCGCCCGAGACGCTTTCAACCCATCTGACGTAATTGGCAAACCCTTTGCATACCGCCACGGCGAACCAATCGGCGTTATCACGGGAGCAGAAAATAAGCCAGATGGTCTCTACATTGATTTTAATATTGTGAACACAGCACAAGGCCGAGACGCGGCCACGCTTATGCGTACAGGTGCTAGCAAAGGTTTAAGCGTTGGATTCCAACCAATTAAATCAGTAATGAACCGCGCCGGTGACGCGGTACAGCACACGCTCGCAGCGTTGCTAGAAGTATCACAAACCCACATGCCCGCATACGCAACAGGCGTAAGCGAAGTAAGAGAAGACGAAAAGGAAGAAACTATGTCAGAGCAGACCACTGACGAGACCCCAGTGGTCTCAGCAGAAGACATTCAGGCACGCGAAGCCATCGGCTCAGTTCGCCAAGAACTCGCAGCCCTACAGGCAAGCGTTCACGTATCAGCACCCGCAATGCACGAACTCGCACAGTACCGTTCACTAGGCGACTACCGCTTGGCAGTTCTTAACGGTGAAATTGAGTCACGCGCATTGTTCGATCAGGTAACCGACAACAACCCGGGCGTTCTCCCGCCAAATTGGTCCCTTATCGTTCGCGGGATTTTCGATCTTGGCGCACCAACTATTAACGCTTTCGGCCGCGAATCAGCAGGCACAACCGGTATGACCCTCAACTGGCCATATTGGGACGGCGACCTTACTGCAATCGTTGAAGAACAGATTGACGAAAAGGACGAAGTTAACTCCGTAGCGATCAACATCCTTAAGGGCACCGCAAACCTCAAGACCTACGCAGCAGGTTCAGATATTTCTTACCAATTGCTACAGCGTTCAAGCCCCTCATATGTTGACGCTCACACTCGTATCATGCTTAACTCATATGTTCAGGTGACTGACATTGCAATGGTTGCAGCCGTCTACGGCGCCCGCACCCCATTGACTTACGACATCACGACGGACACGGATGGTTCAGCATTCCGCGAGGCAGTATTTGCCGCATCCGTCGCTTGCCAGACCGCTACCGGTATGCCAGCAGAATTCGTGTTGGTTTCGCCAGCAGTATTCACCAAGATTGGTGGTTGGTCGACGTTCTTCCCAAGCAACTACGGAACCTACAATGTCTCAGGCACCGCAACCGCGGCAAACCTTGGCGTTAGTGTTTCAGGTCTTCCGGTCATCTTGGACCGCAACATCGGTGGCAACGCAATTCTCGTATCCAACCGCGAAGCAGCAAAGTGGGTAGAAGATGGCCCACGCCTTGCAACGGTTGAAAACGTCGCACAATTGGGACGAGACGTAGCCATCTACGGGTACGGCACCGCCCAGATCATTAGCGGCGCTGGCATCATCGGTCTAGAAGACTAAAACCCACAGTAAAAGAGAAGGACTCCCACAATGGCACTCGTAACAGGTGAAGAACTAGCCGAGGCTTTAGACCTCGACTACGATCCACCCACAGAGCCTTACGATCAGATTGCGGCCGCCGCAACTGACATTGTGGGAGTCCTACTCACTGACGCAGCCAACGAATTTGAACCTCCCGCATGTAAAGAGGCAGCACTCAGCGTCGCAGTGGAAATTTACCAAGCCCGAACCGCGGCAGGCGGCCAAGCCGTAGCCACGGACTACACTCCCGGCCCCTACCGTTTAAGCGTATGGATTACGCGCCGCGTTATGGCGCTTATCGGCCCATATATGAACACCAAGGGAATGATCGGGTGACCGCGCTTACAACGGAAAGCCGTCTAGAACTTATAGACGCTTTTACCGGATTGGGTTACAAAGTTTACGCAGCGGTTCCCAATGTGCCTATTCCAAAAAGCATTGTTATTCTTCCGGATACACCATGGATCACACCAAGCCGCATCGGCTCTAGCCTTTCCTATGAAGTATT